TTCGTGAGCAACTCGATGGGTATGTTTTCGCTCGTTACATCCGCACCATCAGCGACGGACTTATTGTTGCTGTTTACATTGTTCGAATAGGCACTCGCGAGCCCCTGGAAGTCGACCGCTCGAACCCTGTACCAGCGGACGATACCATCGGTGACGCCGTCGGTGTACGCTGTCGCTCGCACGTTGGCGATATTTGCCCACCCTGCACCGTTTGGAGACCCGCTGATATCGCCGGTGCGCTCGATCGCATACTCGACGTCAGATCTTTGCGTTCCAAGCACCGACCAGTTGAGATGAACACCGTCAGCCACTGACAGCGCCGCGAGAGAAGTAGGAGCGATCGGAAGCTGATTCGCATCTGCGACCACGTGCGTTTGCTGAACCCATACGCTCGCCGCTCCGTTCGTACCTACTGACCTCGCTTCCACCTGATAACTGAGACCGCGCTGCACGCCCGTGATCTGCGCCTGCTCACCAGGTAGAACGGATAGCGTCGTCCAGCTTCCCACAGTGTCCGCACGACGATACCGGATCTCATATCTAGCGACTGGCTGTAACCCTGACGTTTTGCCCGCCAGCGTGATGACCATCACAGGGGAGGTGTTGCCGGCATCATTCGACCCCGTCAGTAACTGATTGGAATCGATAAGCAGCAGATCGGGAGGGTTGGGAGCGTCCAGCCATGGCTGGCCGGTGATCTGTGAAGTCCACGCCGGCGGATCGCCAGCATCTGCATTCAGGACTGTAAACGCAGCGTCAACGGCCGTGATCTTCGCCGAGAGATCTGCTGATGGCTCAATCTTCGTGATCACCAACGGGATGGAGTCCTGATTGAGCTCCCCGAACAGAACCAGGTCATCCAGCTGCACGCCATTTGGCGGCGTAGTTAGATTCAGGGCCGAGGTCTCGACTCCGTATGCGTCGGGAGTCACTTCGGTCAGGACAACGCCTCCATCCTGCCGTCTGATCCTAACCCCATAGTGCGTGCCTGATGTGAGAGTCACCCTCTCGTCTAGCACAATGCGCGAGACCGGACTCAGGGGTACCTCAGGATTGAGTAGAGTGATCTCCTTCACCCTTCCCTGCGCTATGCCTGCTCCAATGACGTCATTTGCGAAGCCCACCAGATCGCCGCGACTGCAGACGAGGTTCTCGACATCGGCGTTCCAACTGTAGGTATTCTGGCGCAGTCTCGAGACGGCCATATGATATCGGCCGAGGCGCCACGCGGCGTTCGCGTTCGTACACCCCGACAGAGTCAGCTGCTCGAAGTTCGTTGCCAACACCAGCGAGGAATTTGCTGCCACCATTTCGGCATCACCATAGCCATCGTCGTAGACAATCCGCTCGTCCTGCTGGAAGTTCGCCTCTTCATTGATGAACTGGACGCGCAGAGCATGCACCTGATCCGGGAACGCTCGATTTCCGCCGAATCCCCACGAGTTGCGCGGCGTAAACATCTGAACTGGCACCGCCTGAGAAACATCCCTGATGGCTCCATAGAGTCCGTTCCGGATGTTGAAGCTTGCCCGGCCGGCAGCAGCCACGTCTTTCAGCATTGCAAAGAGCGTAGTCGGCTGGTCGAAGGTGTTCGAATAGCAGAACTCCTTCTCATCACACTCCGCCGCCCACGCCTGGATAGCCTCATCGTCGACATTGGTGACCTTGCGGGGGTTGGATGGGCACTCTTTCAGCAGCCACCGGAACACATAGGCCGGATTGTTGCTGAGCTGAGTGACCCAGCTTCCCGTATCCGGATGCCATACGCTGATAGGCTGCGATACAATGCAGTTGAACTGGTCGATGTTCCCACTGAGCTGGTCGGTGGCCTTGATCCTCAGCGCAATCTTTTTCGTTCCTGTTGTGGAGGCCGTCGAGTAGCGGATGCTCCGAATAACCGTCCACGTGAGATCGCCAACCTTCGCAGAACTGTCGGCTGTGCCCCAGTTCGTCGAGACACGAGTCACCCGGATATCGTGTTGGCCATTCGACACCTTCCAGCGCAGCCCGATCCGTATTGCCTTACGCTCCCCATTGGTCACACGGATGTAGCCGTCGTTTCCTAGGAGGGCCGCAGGGTTGCTGACCGTGATTCCCATCGTCGAGTTGTCCACCGACGTCCAGGTGCCCGCACCGGCAGGAGAGTACTCCACCTTCAGCGTGCAGGTTACCGTGACGTCTTTGCCGTTACTGTCGACTCCGAAGAGGCCAGAAGCGAAGCCCAGATCGATGGAAAGTTCGTCTGCATTTGCGGAACTGGTGCGGGTTGCGGTATTCCCATCGGTGTTGAGCGCATCGCCGGCAGTCGTCTCCGCCACATCCTGAGAGAACAGAGTCGGAGTTGTGCCGATCTCCGTCTCCACATCCGTGTAGTTGGCGATATCCGTGTCGCCGATCTTCATATCTGAGACTGCGGGATCGCCGCTGCCGAGATCGAAGAGACACCGCAGATACTGATCATCGCCACTCAGCTCGGTATACGGAAGCGCGGCATAGGGCGGGTAGTACTTCACCGTTCCGACGACGCAAGGGATCACACCATAACGATTGATCTGGTTCGACGTCCCGGTTATCGCTTTGAGGAGATTCGTGGATTCGCTGTTCGCGCCGTTTACCGCGGGAGTTGAAGGAGGGATCAAAGCGTTGATGGCCAACGCACCGACAAGGCCAAGCCCGGCACCCAGGAGACCAGCCGAGAGGGATCCGGCAGCAAAGCTGGCCGTTATACCGATATGGGCAGCCAGTCCAGCGAAGAAGGTACTGCCCACTCCCGCGGTTACGAGGCCCACGCCTACGGCCAGAGCTGCAAAGGCGATGATGCGAAATACGTTCTTTGCACCACCCCCTTGCGGATATCGCGTGATCACAACCGCCACACCAGGCTTGGGGCGAACGTGAATCCACCACTCCTCAGGAATGGTCATCCCGCCAATCTCTACATGGCAGCAGATCGCGTCCGGACCCAGTATCTGCGCGATGGACAGGCCCGCCTCGAACTCGGCGTGGACAACGTCCATCGACATCGGGTTCGGCCGTGCATGGACCGGGATTAGCTCAGCCGACATGTTGGTAATACCCCTCTATCCGATTTCGCCAAACCTGCGAGTCCATCCTCTCCATGCACACATTCACGTTCTGAAGTGTGTGGAGCATCCATTGGCCGTCCGCAGCTACCGCGCAGTGCCATGGCCGCCCTGCCACCCTCAGGATGACCAGCGTTCCCGCCGCCGCTCCGTCCACCCGCTTCCATCCTTCTGCGAGGCCTGTCCGTACCGCATTTGCGACGCTCTGCTTATCCATCGCTGTCGTGTAGCTGTCGACGTAATCAGGTAGACCGCGTAGGCCGAACTCTGCCATCAGGACGTGACGTACCAGACCCCAGCAATCGAACGCATCGGGCCCCCTCCCCTTATCGCGATAGGGCAGGCCTACATATTTCGCGCACCAGCCGGGAGGAGGCATCATACGAAAAGCCCCGGAGAGTTCGTAGGCGTATAGCTGCCTGCCGGAAATGCTGTGTTGAGGATGTCGTCATCGAGGCCGATTGTGGCGTTCACGGTCCCGTCGTCATAGTCGATCGAGAGGATCTTGAAGTCGTCGGGGCCGGCGCAAAGCGTATCCGGCTCCGAAGCTGTCACTACCTCGATAAGTACGCTCGGTCGGGCGCCGGGCGGAAGGTTTCTGATTGCGAGCAGGATCTTGTTGTCGACGTTGTCGATCGACATCTGCACCTGCGGAGCGGAATCCTCACTCTCGCTCGGAAGGCTCAACCCGAAAGCGAAGGGTTCGAAGGTTCCCGATGTCCGGACCAAGGGCTCAGTATTCGTCACCAGCCGATACGGCTCAGAGAAGCTGGGATGCGAGATCGTTAGGCACATCAGGAAGACTTCATCAGTCTCCTGGGCCAACATCGCTCGTAGCTGATTCTGGCTGATCATGGCATTTGCTCCAAATCCATGGAGGCAGTCCAGACGTCATCACCAAACCATTTGAGCTTTACGCTAGCCCACCCATCTTTGAACCGGTAGATGGCTGGCTGCCCGTTGTAGACGTTTGTCCAATTGAATTTCCCGATCTCGCCAAGCGTGTTCTTTACGAAGTCCTCAAGGATCGCAATCTCTGCTTCACTAAGCTCGAGTTGAACGGTGACATCTGCAGACTGGGCCGTGAAGCGACGCCGCATCTTAGCGGGTCCCGTCGTCATGTCGGTGCGGATGATGTTCGACTGAGCTGCGTAAGAAGGTCCATCCTCGGTGTAGACCTGTTGGGGAAGAGTAGAAGGCCAATCAGCCACGTTGCACCCCCTGACGCTTCGCACCGAACGTCTGCTGGATCGCTTTCGATGTTGGACCGCCGGAGCTCAAGTCCTTCACGACCGTCCCAATGATGATGTCGGTTATCGACGCTCCGCCAGCACCGGTACGCTGCTTCTGTTGCACCGGCTGCCCGGTAGTGTTGACGATGTTGATCACAGGAGGATCACCTGAGCCGAGAGCCTCATTTACGACAGAAGTACTTAGCTCTTGGGCATAGGCAGTGCTTCCGGATGTAGCGGCCGCGCTTACAGACTGGATCTTGGGCGTCTTACCATCATTGAGCGCTTGAAGCAGGGATCTATATATGGCGGCTGGGCCAGCTTTGACGACGAACTCTTGGCCGTGAACGAATCCCGCGATCTGATCAGGTGATACGTCTCCCGTCCAGCCTCCATCGCTGTGGCCGGTAAGCCCTCCGAACGGACCGCCGCCGAACGTGGCGTTAGCTACAGCTTGACCCACATCAGAATCACCAGCAACCCATCCCACAAGCTTCATAACGGAGTAATAGACGAGCAGCTTAGAGATCATTCCGGCAACGATTTGCTCGAACGTGTTCGCCAGGTCGCCTAGTGCATCTCCAAAAGACTTGCTTCCGCTGATGCCTTCCGTGAAGAAACTTGTTACAGCCGACACCCCTACAGATGACAGCTGATTCACCAGATAAGTCTGCGCAGTGGTGACGTTCTTTAGAGACACTGCCACCTGTTGCAAACTAGCGTTGTACTCGTTTGCTGTTTGGATTGCCTTCGGATCTTCCGAGGCGACAGCATTCTTGAACATCTGCAGGCCGATAGCGCTAAGCGTATCGAGGCTATCGCGCTGGAGCTGGTTTATTTGAACTTGAGCCTGGACGTTAGAGATGCTGCCATTGGCAGCCTCAGCTTGGATCGACCCTATGCCAATGTTGAGATTGCTGACAGCCGATGAGCCTTCCTGCTGGGAGCGCTCGAAATCGATACGCGCTTGTCCTTTTCGCTGATAGGCGTCCACTGCCGCCTGGATCTCTTCGACGGATTTGCCCTGCCTGGCGAGCAGATCTGTGTACTGCTGGAGCTCAATCTGGAGAGCAGTTTCCTCTGCGCCGTAACGGTCACCAGTCATCTGCTGCAGGCGCTGGATATCGTTCAACTCTCGCGCTGCGGCGTCGTGTTTCGCCTTTGAGCGATCATCCTCTGCTGCTTTGAGCTTCGCCTGCTGGTTCAACTGAAGCTGCGCAATCTGACTCTCGACCGCAGCCTCAGCCTGGAGCTTTTTGTAATGCCGCTCGTCGTTCGTGTCGGGAAGGTTCGACGCTGCCGCCTGCTTCTTCTGCAAGATCGCTAACTCCGCATCCGACTCTTCACGGATCCGTTGCTCGCGACGATCGTAGTACTCGTCCAAAGTGAGAATCCCAGCGTCATAGGAGCGCTTGTCTTCGGATTCCTCCATCTGGTTCTTGAGCTTGAGGATCGCCAGTTCGTTATCAGCCTGTGCCTGCAGATACGCAGCGCGAGCCTGCGCACCCTTCTGCTGCTCATTCACGTCAACGCCACTACCGCTCCCACCTGCTCCGAAGGTTCTCGGTTTCGAAGGCGTACGCTTTGGCCCAGCTTTGTACTGAGAATTCAGCTTCTGGTAATACGCGAAGAACTGATCGGCGTTCTGCTGGGTGTAAGCGTCGAGGGTTCCCTTATTTGCAGCGTTATAGTCGGCAACCCCCGCGATCG